CAACAAACCAATCTAACCCTTACTACCGATTGAATACTCGTAAGTTTACGTTGTTGGCAAAAGGTGGTTTCGACGGATGGGATATCTATAGAGAGTTCCGTTCAAATCAAGACCAATTCCGTTTAGGTGGTACAGGTTACTTGGCAGGAGCATCTCCTTCAGTATCTTTCCCAACCGCAACAGGATGGGGTCAGTTCAAACAAATCACAGTAGGTGAAGATTCAACTAATTGGGCGAACACTGACTACTATGCTTACTTATTGGGTCAGAAAACATTCGAAAACCCTGAAGCAGTTAACATTAACATCTTCACAACACCAGGTATCGATTATGTAAACCACTCAAACTTAGTTGAAGAGGCAATTGATATGGTTGAGACAGACAGAGCAGATTCAATTTACATCTGTACTACTCCTGACTACAACATGTTCGTTCCTAACACTTCTTCATTCGAAACTGACTTTATCTACCCTGACGAGGCGGTTGACAATTTAGAAGAGACAGATATCGATTCTAACTACACTGCAACTTACTACCCATGGATTTTGGTTAGAGATAGTTTCAATAACACTCAAATCTACATTCCACCAACGGCAGAAGTTGTTAAGAACTTGGCGTTAACGGATAACATTGCATTCCCTTGGTTCGCAACTGCGGGTTACACAAGAGGTTTGGTAAATGCTGTTAAAGCACGTAAGAAGTTGACTCAAGACGATAGAGACACTCTATACCAAGGTAGATTGAACCCAATCGCAACGTTCTCAGACGTAGGTACGGTAATTTGGGGTAACAAAACTCTACAGGTTAGAGAATCTGCACTTGACAGAATTAACGTAAGAAGATTGTTGTTACAAGCTCGTAAGTTGATTTCGGCAGTAGCAGTAAGATTGTTGTTCGAACAAAACGACGACCAAGTAAGACAAGACTTCTTAGATGCGGTTAACCCAATCTTAGACTCTATCAGAAGAGATAGAGGTTTGATTGACTTCCGTGTGGTTGTAGAAAACACACCTGAAGATTTGGATAATAACCAATTGACAGGTAAAATCTACTTGAAACCAACAAGAGCACTTGAATTCATTGATATTGAATTCTTGATTACTCCAACGGGAGCATCGTTTGAAGATATCTAATTTGATATATTTATAATTTGGAGGTCACACTTGTGGCCTCCATTAGCCTTATTAAACGTTTAATTAAAATAAGAACATGGAATTTAAGAAATCAAACTTAATGGAACACCTAAATGTCGAGACTAACGGTGTTAAAACATTCTCTGAAAAACCACAAAACATTGTTATTTCAGAAGAACAATTAGAAAGATTAATTGAGAGATTAAACGAAGCAGAGTAATGATTCGTACAATCTTAAAAGAAATAATTGAGAAGAGAGAACTCAAAGAAGGTTTCGATGAAGTGGGTCGTCCTGATATGAAGTATTATGCTTTTGACTGGGATGATAACATCATGATGATGCCGACACAAATCATCGTTCAGACGGAAGACGGTAAAGAAGTTGGTATGTCGACGGAAGACTTTGCAGAGTATCGTAGTATGATTGACAAGGAACCTTTTGAATATAAAGGTGAAACTATTGTTGGTTACGCAGATAACCCTTACAGAAATTTCACCACTGAAGGTGACTCACAATTTATTGTAGATGCAATGATTGCTGAGACAGGACCTTCTTGGGACGATTTTGTTGAGGCTATTAACGGTGGTTCTATTTTCTCAATCATCACCGCTCGTGGACATACCCCTTCGGTTTTAAGAGATGCTATATACAATATGATTATGACTAATCACAAGGGTATAAATAAGGAAGAACTCATTTCCAACCTGAAAAAGTTTCGTGACTTTACTGGTGAGGAAGGTATGACAGACGAAGACCTTATTGAAAAATATTTGGATATGTTGAAGTTCCATCCCGTGACTTATGGTGAGGGAAGTGCTGCAAATCCTGAAGAAGGGAAAATAAAAGCAATGACTGCTTTTATCTCTTATGTGAAGGATATGGCTTCAAGACTGAGACAAAGAGCCTTTTTTAAGGATGATGTAAGTAATAATTTCATACCAGATTTTGAAGCAGATGTTAAACCAACTATAGGTTTTTCAGATGACGATGAAAGAAATGTAGATAAAATGAAGGAATTCTTAAAACATGCATATCCAAAAGGAGATAAACCAGTAAAGACTTATTTAACTAAAGGAGGAGAGAAAAAAGAAGTTTAATAACCAGTTAGCTTCTATATAATGAATTTTTCAAAATTAAAGTAAATAGAAAAATTTTCACTCGTCCAACTATTTATAAGTAATAAACAAAAAAATATAAAAAACTAAAATACAATGGCTGATTTATTAATGAAAATGCCGATACCTTATGAACCAAAAAGAAAGAATAGGTTCATCATGACCTTTGACTCTTCATTGGGTATCAACTCTTGGTACGTTGAATCAACTTCACGTCCTCAAGTTTCAATCAATTCAGTTGAAGTACCATTCTTGAATACTTCAACATATGTTGCAGGTAGATTTACTTGGAACACACTTAACGTAACATTCCGTGACCCAATTGGTCCTTCTGCTTCTCAAGCGTTGATGGAGTGGGTTCGTTTACACGCAGAATCTGTAACGGGTCGTATGGGATACGCTGCAGGTTATAAGAAAAACATCAACTTGGAAATGTTAGACCCTACAGGTGTGGCAGTTGAAAAGTGGATTTTACAAGGAACATTCCTAACTGATGTGAACTTTGATTCACTTGGTTACGGTGACGATGGTATTGCAACAATTACAGCAACACTACGTCCTGATAGATGTATTTTAGTTTACTAAGATATACTCTTTACGAAAAAATCAGTTCATTTATATTTAACCATAGAGGGGAAACTCTCTATGGTTTTTTTATTTAAGAAATATGGATACAGCAGCACAATACGGTCAACAAGACTTCAACTTACCACACGATGTGGTTTCACTTCCTTCACAAGGGAAATATTATAAACATGGTAAATCATCTGTTAAGGTTGGATATCTGACAGCACAAGATGAAAATACATTATTGGGACAAAGAAATGGTGATAACATCATTATGACTCTTTTGAGAAATAAGATTTATGAACCAAACTTTGACCCGATGGAGCTGTTGGAATGTGATGTTGAAGCCATTCTCATTTTCTTAAGAAACACATCTTTTGGTAGTGAATACACATTCAATCTACGTGACCCGAAAACACTCAATAACTTTGAAAGTACGATTTCTTTGGATGAGTTAAATGTAAAACCTGTGACCATCCAACCAAACTCAGAAGGGTTATTTGAGATGACACTACCTGTTTCACAAAAACAAATCAAGTGTCGTCTTTTGAACCAAAGAGATATTCAAGAACTACAAAAAATGAGGGATTCTTATCCTGATGGTGTTATTGCACCCGTTGTTACTAAAAGGTTGGAAAAAATGATTGTTGAGTTCGATGGTTCTAAAGACCCTGCGGATATATCAGCAACAATCGTAAATCTTCCAATTGCAGATTCTAAATATATTCGTAATACAATGGAAGGTGCGGAACCAAAATTAGATTTGGACCGTGTCTTCGTAGCCCCGTCAGGAGAAAAGGTGTCGACTCGTATCGCCTTCGGGGCTGAGTTTTTTCGTCCTTTCTTCTGATTATAGGCAAGCTATGCTTGATGAAATCTATTATGCCGTTAAGGAATTAGGTTTCAGTTATTCGGATATTCAAAAAATGCCTACGTTCGAGAGAAAGTATTTCATCAACAAGTACATATCTGATATGGAAAAGTTGAATGAAAAGAGAAGACAAAAGTCTTAGTAAGGTATTTATAGGAAAATAGTCTAAATGTTTTTACAAGATAATAGTGGTGGTGGTGCTGATAGTTTGAAAGGTGCATTTCAAAATGCAACTCAAGCCTATACACAGTTACAGACCGCAATCTTAGAATTTGATAAAGCGGCCAAGTCAGTATCCGCAGATGTATTTGGTCAGGGTGCTGTTGCTGCTGAAAATATAAGAAAGACTATTGCTCAGACCGTTTCCGATATGTCTGAGTTAGGGGTAACCACCTCCGAAGTGGCTACTTCGATGGCTGCGATAGGTACCATTATGCAAAGAAATGTGTATCTGACAAGTGAACAGTTGGATAACTTCATTGCTTTACAAAGAGCTGCGAATCTTACGGGTGAAGAAATGGCGACTTTAGTCGAGGGATTTGATGCTATAGGTGTTGGTCCAACACAAGCGGCTGAACAAATAGAATCTGCACGTAAAAGAGCCGCGTCGTTAGGTTTGAACACTGGTCAATTCTTAAAAACTGTTGGGGATAATGTAAAACTTATTAATTCATACAACTTCAGAAACGGTGTTGAAGGGTTCACCAATATGGTTGCTCGTTCTCAGGCATTGAGAATTAATATGGCTGATGTTACAAGTTTAGCAGGTAAACTTTTAGACCCTTCAGAAGCAATTAATCTTGCTGCTGAATTCCAAATGTTAGGAGGTGCCGTTGGTGCGTTAGCCGACCCATTCCAACTGATGAATATGGCTCAGAACGATATTGATGGTCTCCAAGAGTCTATTGTAAATGCTGCAAGTGCGGCTGTTTCATTTAATACCGAGACTGGTGATTTTTCAATATCCGCAACTGAAATGAGACGTTTAAGGGCACAAGCAAATGCTCTTGGTATGGATTATGAAGAACTTGCAAACACTGCGGTAAAAGCAGCACAAAAACAAGAGGCTTTAAGTCAATTAGATTTCTTAGGTGGATATGATGAGGATACTAAAGAATTCTTATCGAATATTGGTCAGTTCGATGGAGGTGAATTAAAGTTCAAACTGGAAAGAGAGGATGAAGAGGGTAATAAATTCAGTGAACTGATTTCTGCAAGTGAGCTGAATGAAGACCAAATTAAACAACTCAAAGAACAACAGGAAGCCGCAAATATGAGTGCAAAAGATATTGCACAACAACAACTGACAGCTTTAGAAAAAATTGAAGCGACGTTACTAAAACCTCTCAAAATAGCTACTGCAGGTGTTGCAATGACTGACCAATTTGATGCTTCAATTAATACGATTACTGAGGCATCTAAGGCTGCTGCCGACAAAATGGAAAAAGTATTAACACCAGAAAATGTTCAAAAAAGTTTTGATGTTGTAGGTCAGGTAATGGTAAAAGGTGCTGGATTATTTGCGGACACATTTGAAAAATTTGCAGAGGAAGGATTCTATGCTGCGGGAAAGACATTGGCAGAATCCTTTGGGGCAGAATTGGCAAATTTTGGTTTGAGTAAAGAAGCAATACAGGATGGTTTCAGAGAACTTTCTGGACTTGGTGGATTTGAGTTAAAAAATCCACTGAGTCGAGGTTCGGATGGTGGAGTTGTTCCACCAGGCGGGGGACCGATAGATGACGAAGAGTCAAATGTAACACCTAATAATATAGTACCTGTCCAAGTTGCCGAAATTTCCAACACTAATCCAATGAAAGTAGAGGTTGTAAGAGGAACGTTTGAAGACCTCAATGTAAACCACACAGGAACCATTCAATTACAGGGTGGTGGTCTATCATTACAATCATTACAAACCGACCCAGCCGCCTTAGCGAATCTTACACAAATGATTCAGAAAGAAATGGCAAGACAGGGTACACAACAAGGTACATAAAATAATCCTTTCATCTATTTATATAGAAAACTGAAATAGATGCCAAGTCCACTATCGTTTAATTCAACAGAAGACATCAGAAAGAAGTTATTGGTAAAGAACTTACCACCCTTCAACAGTGATGGTTTTTCTCCTACAACAAACCCTGGTCAGTCAGAATTGATATTGACCAATTTTTCTGTTGTAGATAGTGCTGAGGTTGAAGATATTGGTAATACTGAAGAAGTACGTTTATTTTTACAAAACCAATATGGTCCTGCTGATGGATATGATGATAGGTATTCCGTACAGGATGTTCAAAAATTAGTTACACAAAGAGACACTTATTATAAATTTGTTGCCTCTACTTACACTGGTGCTCAAATTTTATTTAATGATGACCCACAAGGAACTAATGGTTCATTGACACAAGACTCAGCAATGGTACAAATTGCTGCTAAATCATTACAGGATGAGTTTCAATATAGAGTTGACGAAGAAATCAGACAAGAAACATTAGGAAGAGTTAATATATTAAATGCGTTACAAGACCCGTTTATTGCCGCGGATATCTTAACAGGTAGACAAGAATTTATCGAACCAGATTGGACGATATCTTCACCAACTAATTTAGTGGGTAAAGGATTAGATTTCATAAGTAGAATTACGGGTGTCTACGTACCGTTTTCGTGGATTCCTGGTGATTACTTCGAAGGTTCTACAAGTTATTTGAATACAGGTATAAATGCGGTCAGTAACCTTTTAGGTTTCAGAGACTTATTACCTGAAAAGAAAAATGGTTCAGATATTTTCTTAAATAATACAGGTAAAGGACAGACCTCACAACTATTCAAAGCCTTAGAATATAACAGGTTTAGACCCGATTACAAACTAAACTTTATTTCTGACCCTAACTTCTTTGCACCTGGACCAAATTACTATATTGGTTCAAGAGTACAAGACCCTAATGACATTGTTGCCCCGTCTAACGAATTACCTGTTGATGAGTTTGGTAAGAGAATTCCTACTGCAGTTAGGGGTTATGGTGAGTTGGGTAACTTATATGAAGACAATCAGAAATTCAAGTTTGGTCTGAATACAGTAGAACCTGGTGATTCCCCTGACCTCCAAGGAGGATTTACATGGGTGTCACCGAAGAGTTCGAGAGCAGCGGGTAAGAAAGTTGGTAAAGGTGGTCAAATTGAAGGACAAGATGATGGGTTCCCACCTATCAGTTCTCAATTCGACGCTTCGTCATCTCAAAGATATAGACTTAAGAAGGGTTCGATTTTAGATGATACCCAAAGGTTGGTTGACGCTGCAGATGGTCTACAAGGACAGGCGAGACTCGAACATGTTGGTAACGCTATCAATCAAGTATCTAAAGTATTCTATGATGGTACGAGAGAGATTACGAAAGGTTCAAGGGTTAAGAGATACGTTAATGAAAACGGTGCTGAGGTTGGTAAAGAATATTGTAGAGTATTCACAAAAGATTCTCCATATTACACAATGGCAAACCTTCAAAAGACTGAAGGTAATATTCGTAAGTTTACTAATTCCGTATTGGACAGTACTTATAATCTTAATATTGCACCTGTCGAAGGTCTTAATATACAAAATGGTCAGGCCACAAAGTATATGTTATCATTAGAAAACTTGGCGTGGAGAACATCTGATTTGACTCAAGACTTACCGAATTGTGAGAAGGGACCTAACGGTGGTCGAGTGATGTGGTTTCCACCGTATGATATTAGGGTGGACGAAAGTGTTACCGCACGATGGACAACAAATGATTTCTTAGGTAGACCTGAACCAATTTATACATATGCGAATACTCAGAGACAGGGTTCTTTGAACTTCAAGATGTTGGTTGACCATCCATCAGTATTAAACACATTGGTTAAGAAGGAATTGGCAAACGTTACTCCTGATTCTGAAGTTACCAAAATAGTAGATAGTTTCTTTGCGGGTTGTAAGACGTTGGATATCTATGAATTGGCCAGAAAGTATGGTCAGTTAAGTTTCAACGATATCTATGAAGTGGTTACTAAAACAAATAACCCTGAGATATTCAAAGAGTACGAAAAGGAAATACCAAAGGAAAATAACGAGCAGGATGATACACCAGCACCTGTAGATACACCTCAGAAACCTGAGTTATCACAATTCGAAGGTACTTCATTATATTTTGACAACGATAGTCCTGATTCGAAAACAAGAGCAACGACATCAACAATAAATTATGATACTTCGTATAATGCTTATATAGGTAGAAAAAGTACGTATCTTTTACAGGCAAAGAGTATCGGTGAAGAACAACAGGTGTCTACTTTCTTTGACAGTGCTATTGTACCGGGTAAAAATAAGTTAGATGACTTCATTAATAAACTGGTTGATGCTGCAACAAATAAGTTTGGTGTAAATATTATATTAGCGGGTTCTGCATCATCACCAAATGACCAAGATTATAATTTCAATTTATCTAAACGTAGGATTGATTCTGTAAAGAAACAAATATTGGGTGACCCGAGAATTATTAAAGTTAATGAGAAAGGTTACATTGCAGTTAAAGAAGTACCGAGTGGTGAAGAAACCAGTATAGATGGTACGGATTGTTCTCAAGAAATAACAGATAAAATAGCTAAAGAATACTCAGTTCAGGCGATGAAGTGTCGTAGAACTGTGATTCAGAGTATTGTGGTCACTGAACCACCAAAGGCCGAAGAACAAGAATCACAACAAAACAGTGATGAACAAGTGGTTAAAGAAACTGGTGAAACTGCCGATAAAGTTAAAGTAATTGAAAAAGGAAAAGGTGCACCGAGACAAACTGAGGAAATAAAACTACGTGAAGGAATCACTAAAAAGATTTTACGTAAATTATTATCAGAGTGTAATTACTTCGAAAGTCTTACTGATGATACATCGTTCTTATATGAAGGTATCAAAGAAAAAATTAAGTACTTCAATCCTGTATTCCACTCAATGACACCTGAAGGGTTAAACTCGAGATTGACTTTCCTACAACAATGTATGAGACCTGGTGAAACAATTCCAACCATTGGTCCTGACGGTGCACCACTTCAAAACAACGCTTTGAATACCGCGTTTGGTTCTCCACCAATTTGTGTTTTAAGGGTGGGTGACTTCTGGCACACTAAGATTGCCATCAATCAAATGAGTGTGAGGTATGAACCTTTGGTGTTAGACTTAAATCCTGAAGGTATTGGTGTACAACCTATGATTGCAGATGTGAACTTATCATTCTACTTTATTGGTGGTCACGGATTGAAAGAACCTGTGACACAACTTCAAAACGCGTTGTCCTTCAACTACTATGCAAATACTGAGATGTATGACGAGAGAGCGGTTGCTACGGAAACAGAAAGTCAGGCGGCAATTGACCGAGAGACTATCGATGCTTTGGGTGGTGATGTTGCTTTTAGTATTGATGATGTGAGTGGTGTGGATACTACAGATGGTGGTTCGACTATTGGTGAG